GGCGGCGGCCTTGTCCGACGCCAGTGACGCCTGCGCCTTGGAGACGTTGTACTTCTGCGTCGCCGCGGCGGCAGCCGTCTGCTCGGCACTGCCGAGCCCGCCGCCCCCACCGGCCTTGGCCTGGGCGAGAGTCAGCTTGGCGAGGCTGGCGGCTTCCTTGTCCGTGGCTGCCGTGGCCTTGGCCGAGGCGACGAGGCGGCGGTCCTCGGCGCCGGCGAGGTCGGCCGACGACTTGGATGCCTTGCCCAGCTCCGTGATGAATCCGGTGGCCTTGGCTCCTATGAGGATCTCGAGCGAGTCACTCAGTCCGATGCCCATCTATTCACCTCCGCTCTGTGCGTCGAGGAGCAGCTGCAGGTCGCGCACCGTCTGCTCTCGGGTCAGCGACGGGGGCCAGCACCACGGCGGGCCCGAGAAGACGACTACGTAGGCGTCGAAGGTCCGCCCCGTGCCAAAGGGACTCCGTCCTCGTAGACCTCCGGCAGGTCGTCGTCCTCGAAGCTCCACAGCTCCTCGACCTGGTCGAGGCTGAGGCCGCCGACGATCGCCTCGACCTCGGCGTCTGAGTGGTCGCGACGCAGCAGCATGGCCATCACGGCGATCTTGTGGTGCATATTGGCGCCCGGGGTGATCTCGACGTAGCGGCAGGCGAGCAGCCGCTCGAGCTCCTCGACCTCGCGCAGGCGGAGGCCGCCCAGATGGTACTTCCGGCCGTCGTGCGCGAAGACGAGCCGGCCGGCCAACTCAGCCGACCTTGAGGACGGCGGACGCCGCGGCCCACGCCCCCGAGACGGCGACGGCCTCTGTGGTGCCACCGCTCACGGAGAAGTCGAACAGCGAGGTGCCGTACCAGTACTGGGCGAGGTTGTTGGTCGAGGGGTAAAGGTAGAACGACCTCGGGACACCGTCGTGCGCAGCGGTGTAGAGCTGCACCGTCGCGTCGTCGTAGAAGCCGGCGAAGGTGCCCTTGGAGTCGGGCAGGCCGGCGACGTAGACCTTGTTCGAGTCGCCGAGGGCGGTGACGTCGACCTTGTCGGTCAGGAAGTCCGCCGTCCACTTGTTGAGGAATGCGACCGGGGAGGCGGAGCCCCCGCCGGCGAGGTCGCAATACAAACGGCCGCTCTTGCCGTGCAGACGTGCCACTGTGCCTTCTTTCCATGTAGTGTATTCGACGCCATGAGGATCACAGCGACCTGTTCCAACAGCACCTGTCCGCTACCAGTTCTGGCAAGCGGACTTTGCAAAAATCACTATGAAGCAGTGCGCCGGCATGGGATCGAGACCGGCAGCGGGCCTCGCTGCTCGGGACCGGGCTGCACCCGAGCAGCCCTGGTCGGCGGTCTATGTGACCGTCATTACCGTCAGATGTTGCACAACGGTCGGTTCGGCACGAAGTGGGACCCTGAGCCACGGTTCTGGGCAAAGGTCGACAAGTACGGCCCGACCCCACCACCGCATCCGGTACTCGGTGACCTTGGACGCTGCTGGTTGTGGACCGGACTTTCCAACGGAGGGTCGCCGACTGCAAGCCTCAAATATGGCGTCTTCAAGGTGAGCGGCAGGAACGTCGGAGTCCATCGCTACGCATACGAATTGATGGTCGGCCCGATACCGGACGGGCTCACCATCGACCATCTATGCAAGACGCCCCTATGCGTCCGGGCCGGCGCCGACACGCAGCCGGGTCAGGGGCACCTGGAAGCGGTGACGCTTGCCGTGAACATTCTTCGCGGCGGCAACACCGCCGCTGTGTTCGCTCGGCGGGATTCGTGCATTCACGGTCATTCGTTCGAACCGCCGAACGGCTACGTGCGCAAGGACGGCGCTCGTGGTTGTCGGGCGTGTGAGAAGATCAGACGAGATACGAAGCGGGCAAGGCGTCAAGCGCCGTGAGCAATGCCACGGCGTTCGCCGTGAACGTGCGGCCGGCGACGGCGTCGCGTGCCTGCGCGGCAACGGAGCGGCGCTGGTCGTCGTGGGCGAGCCACCACCGGAGCTTCTCGGCGAAGTCGCCGGGTCCGTCGAAGGTGGGCAGCATGGGCAAGACGTCGTCACCCTCGCCGCGGGATTCGCGCAGGAACGCCAGGCCACACGCCGCCATCTCCACCTCGCGTGGCCCCATCGACCAGCCGTCGGCCAGTTCGGGACGCTCGGCGTCTCTGCGGTAGAGGTTGGCGCCGAGCTTGGCGCCCCGGTAGAGCGCCGCCGCCTCGTCGTTGTCGCAGCAGTCGTCGACGTCGTGAGCCACGAACTTGCGCAGCGGCGAGGCCTCGGCCAGGTGCTGCCAGTTGCCGGCCAGTGCGACGTCGACGCCGGTGAAGTCGACCGCTTCGAAGAACTCCACGCGGCTCGGGTAACCGGTGCCGACGAAGCAGAAGTCGCAGTGGTGGTCGGGCCATGCCGGCCCCGGGTGATGCACGGTCGGGTCGTAGGCGTGGGGCAGGTAGACGGCGGCGCCGAGCTCGGCGAAGCGGTCGATGTTGGTCGGGTCGTTCAGCACGTTCAGGTCGGCGTGAGCCGCACGCACCAGCTGGCGGACGTCCTCATAGGGCGATTCGGTGTGCATGAGCACGACCTTGGTGCCGTGCGAGCGGATGACGTCGAGGGTGTCGAGGGGCACGAAGAACCCGCTAACCACCAGGACGACGTCGGGGCGGAACTCGTAGCAGGCGGCCTCGATGCCTTTGGCCGCCAGGCGTACGGCGCCCACCTCATCGACCATGCGGACGAAACTGCCGTCGGCGGTCATGCGCCCGGCGTTGGAGTAGAAGCTGAGCCGCTCGTGGTAGGCGATGTCGACGACCTGGCATCCCAGGCCGACCAGCGCCCGGTGATAGCCCCGGTGGACGTCGGCCACCGAGAACTCGGGGCCGGGGTGCACCGTGAGGATCTTCACGCCAGGAACGCCTTGACCACCGGGGCCATGACGGCGTCGTTGACGGCTGCGACCATCCTCGGCCGTGCGACCTCCAGGCCACGCTCCCACATGAACTTGCCCCGGGTCCCGGGGTGGTGCACGGGGCCCGTGACCACGTTGCCCCCGAAGGCGAGGACCCGGCCGGCGCCGATGTCGTGGGGCTTGGTCGGGTGATCGAGCAGGTGTGCTTTGCGGCTCGACATCTTGACGAGCGCTCGGGGCTCGGAGCCGGGGATGAGCGTGACCCTGGTGCGGGTGATCTTGTGACCGGCGTAGCGGCCCGAGGCGAGCAGCACCGACCCCTGCATGATCGCCGCCGCCGCCTTGACGCCCGAGGCGAGCGCGGCGGGGGCGCCCGCGGAGGCGGACTGGAATCGCTTCACCATGTCGGCGGGACTGGCGAGGGCGCCCATCAGGCCAGCACAACCACGTGGAACGTCACGCAGGCGAAGGTGACCTCGCCGTAGTCGACGTGGCCGTAGCCGTCGGCGGTGAGCACGGCTGCGTTCGGCGCTCCCGCATTGAAGGCATCGGCGATCGACGTCGAGGTGCCGGTGGAGATGTAGGCGTCGAGGGCGTTCTGGGCGGAGGCCCAGTCGGACAGCTGCACGAGCACCTGCAGGGCGAAGCGAACGTCCGCCGGGCCGACGTCGAAGACGGCCGAGAGGTCGATGAGCTCGGGCCGCACGATCACGCAGGGCACCTGGGGGCTGCCCGGGACGGTGTCGTACGCGGTGAGTCCGCTGATGGTGGCCAGTCGGTTCTTGACGGCGGTGCGTGCGGCGGCGAGGTCCATGTCCTCCTACCTAACGAGCACTGGCATCGCGACATAGGGCCCCAGCAGCAGCAGCACGTCTGAGTCCTCGCCCTTGCTCAACCTAACGGGGCCGAAGTCGCTGACGCCTGCGATGCCCTGGATGGACTCCTTGCGGTGGAACAGCCGGGCCGCCTTGATGAGGCACGCCTGGGTGACGTCCGCCGGCACCGCCGGCCAGCCCCACTTGGCCGTGATCTGCACCCGGTCGAGGCGCGTCAGCCACGTGTTCAGGAGCCAGGGGAAGGTCTTGGTGCCGACGGCACGCAGCGCCGTCCACGGCTCGGGCTCGGGCCCGGCGGCGGCGTTGTAGGGGAGCAGCTGGAAGTCGGTGCTCGCCCACACGGTGTCGAAGACGCCGCGCCCGGAAGGGTCGGTGGCCACCACGAGCCCGGTTTGCGAGCCGATGTCGTTGCCGATCGGCAGTGTCAGGTCGAGCAGGGTGTCGGGCTCGAAGGTGCGGGCGACCGCCGCGGCGTCGAGCCAGAAGCGCCGCTGACAGGACCTGTCGATCGCCCTGGAGGCGCCGTGATGGCGGCGCCCAGCAGCGTGTCGCTGTTCGAGTTGACGATGGACAGGTAGCCCTTCAGAGTGGCGATGTCGGTGTAGTCAGCCATGCTCGCCTCCTAGTGTTGGGACTACCGTCAATGGGCATTGGCTGAGCGCGACGCAGTGGTGATCCCTCAAGAGGTGCTGAACCGACTGGCACCCGAGGAGCCGCTCCGCTCCTACCCCGGCGGACCGTGCATATGGTGCCTCGCCTACTTTCCCGAGGAGCCGCACTTCGACACCTGCCCCTGGATGGCAGCGAGGGCACTACTGGTGACCTAGCTGGCCCGCCAGCTCCCGTTGCTCCATTCGCCGAACCGGTAGCTGGTGGTCACCACGCCGGTGTCGACGAACCGGCATCCGTCGTCGAGCAGCCGGTTCCAGTTGGCCCAGTCAATCCAGCGGAACGGCCGGAACGGTTCACACCACCGGCCGAAGCGCTGGCGCCTTGCTACGACCATCGACGGCGAGCCGACCCAGTTCGTGAACCTCAGATCCTCGAAGTCGTCGTGCCAAGGCTCGATGGTGCTCCAGGGTCGGCCGACGAGCTCGAAGCGGGAGACGACGACGTCGGCGGTGTCGAAGTACTTCTCGGCGACGGCGAGGTGCTCGGGCCACCACAGGTCGTCCGAGTCGCAGAACGCCAGCCAGTCGGAGTCGGTGGCGTCCAACAGCCGGTTGGAGTTGTGGACCTGGCCACGCCGGGAGCAGTCCACGCCAACCACGACGTCGTCGGGTTGACGGGTCTGTGCGTGGACGGCGGCAAGGCACTCGGTGAGCAGGTGCGAGCGCTCGGGCAGGGACAGGACGAGGGCTGCGATCGTGGCCAACTCAGCGCCCCCGCCACGGCGCAGGGTCGAGCCGGACCGCCTGTGAGCGGTAGTCGTCCCACCAGCGCTCCAGGCCGGCGTCGTCGGCCGCTGCCAGAGCCCGCCAGTGTGTGCCGGTGAACGGCCCAGCTCCCGCCTCGTCGAGAGCTGCGACCCCGTCTGAGACCTTACGCCTCACCTGTGACAGCGACCGCCACTGGAAGTGCCGTACGCCGAGCACGCCTCCGGCGGTGCGGTGCCCGGCTCCGAACACGGAGTGGTTGCCCATCGCCAGCTCGACGCCGGGGCGCCAACGGAACGCCACCTTCGTCATCTGGTCGGACGACACAGCGACGTGGCTGGTCCGGGTGAACGGGTTGGGGTCGCCCTGGTCGTCGTCGGGCCGGGGCACGTGCACGAGCGGGGCGGCGGTCACCACGTCGGCATCGAGAGCACGAAGTCGCTCGGCGAGGGGCTCGCCGTCGAGGCAATGCCACAGCTCGTCGGCGTCGACCGGCAGGACCCAGTCGCCGGCGGTGGCGCCCCGGGCGGCGAGCGCCGACATCTTGGCCGCCTGGTAGTAGGCCGGGACGGGGTCGTCGATGACGGTGACCGGGGCGCAGCCGGCGTAGGTGTCGAGGATGGAGCGGGTGGCGTCCGCCGAGCGGTTGTCGGCGACGACGATTCGGTCGACGCCCTCGGCGAGCAGGTGCTCAATGGTGTAGGCGATGACGTCGGCTTCGTCACGGGCCATCAGCACGGCTCGGACGCTCACGTTGCCGCCCAGCGGGCGACGCACTCGTCGAGCAGCCACCCCGGCGTCGTGGAGCGGCCGGCCGCCACCTCTGCCAGCAGGCTCTGTGAGAAGCCGACGAGGAACAGCAGCGCGTCGCAGCGCTCGGCGCAGGTCATCGAGCGCAGCATCAGACACAGCGCGTCGCGGTCGTCAGTGATCACCGAGCGCACGAGCGCGACGCCGTCAGTTGCACCGGGGCCGGCGGCCATCAGGTGTCCCTGATCCCATGGAAGGCCGCCAGGTCCGACGGCATCACGAAGGCGGGGTTGGACTTCCACTTCCAGATCGAAAGAGCCGCCGCCACGAGGCCGGAACAGATCACAGTGCCCGACTGGCTGAAGCCGACGCGCGGCCCGCCCAGCAGCCTGAGCGCGATGGACACGATGGTCAGGAAGCCGTACTTGGTGCCGACCATGGTCTCGCAGTAGCCCACGAAGTCTGCCCGCTCGCTGTCGTCGAGGTCGGTGGCGACGTAGAGGAACTCGACCGGCTTGTAGGTGTCGAGTGGGGAACGCTGCACGCCGTGGCCGAGCGCCTCGACGAGCCACGCCTTGCCGGCGCCGTCGCCCGACACGCACACGGCGTGGTTCCAGCGGGCGTACTGGCGGTCTGCGCCGTGGAGGTGGAGGCGCTCGCCGAAGCGGATAGCGCCGCTCACGAAGCCTGCTTTCGTCCACCACTTGCTCAGGTTGCGGCACAGAATGAAATCGCCGGGGACGAACGCCACCGGCTGCTCGCCGGGACCGTAGGTGGTGACCACGGGGTTAGGCATCAGACCTCCCACACTGGCGACGGCATCCGGCGTCGCTCGGCCGCCGGCACACCCATGCAGACCGCACCGGGGCGAACGTCGCGGGTCACGACGGCCCCGGCACCGATGACAGCGCCTGCTCCGATGATGATGCCGCCGTGGATGACGTTGGCGCCGATGCCGATGAACACGCCGTCGGCCACGGTCACCTCGCCTCCCAGTGCAGCGTTTGCGCAGATCTGGACATAGCTGCCGATGCGGCAGCCGTGCGACACGACGGCGTTCGGCCCGACGTGCGTGTGGTTCCCGAGGAACGCCCCAGGCGAGACGTAGGCGCCGGGGAACAGCACGACGCCCGAGCCCCAGGCCGGGCGGCCGAGCGCCTTGGCTGCGATGCGGCGGCGAATCGCCGGCCAGGCGGAACCGACGACGTAGGGGCCGTCCCAGGCGGAACAGGGCTTGTAGCCGTCGGCGTCGTCGTCGAAGAGTGCGAAGTCGTGGTGGTGCGCCACCCGGCACAGGCACAGGCCGCGGGCGGCTATCTCCCGGCCGTGGGGCCCGGCGCCGAGTACTCCGACGACGCCGGCGGCCATTGCCTTCTCCCAGGGCAGCAGCTCGGCCATCTTGATGTACGCCTCGGCGGTGCGGCACTCGACGAGGCGGTATTCGACGTCGGTCGAGCCCTCCGACGCGGCGAGGTGCTCTATCGCCTTGGCGATCGCCTCCGCTCGGGTCACAGTCGCCACCCCTTCCCTCGCTCGGTGCCCACGTGTCTCACCCTGGGCGGGTCCGTCCTGGCGCCGTAGAAGGCGAAGCTGTAGCCGGCGACGAGGCATGTCCTGGTGAACTCCGCCTCGTTTCCGTCCGGCCATCCCAGCTCGAGGACCTGGCGCCGGATAAGGCAGGGGTTGAGCGAGAAGATCCGGCCGTGCTCGGTGCAGGGGCCCCTGTCGATGTACTCGTCTGGGTGTGCCTCGATGATGCCGCCGGCTTGGCGCTCCTCCGTCGACCAGGGCTGTCGCTTGAGCACGAGCTGTGCGAGGCCGGGGCGGTCATCCATGATCGCCACCATGTGGCGCAGGTCCACCGGAGCGGTGAGGTACATGTCCTCTTCGACGTGGAAGAGCCAGTCGGCCGAGGCGTCGAGGGCCCACGTCCATGCAGCCCTGACCGCCCCGGCCATGCCGAGCTTGTGGTCGCTGTCGTCGATGACCGTCGTCGAGTGGACCAGCTGCGTGTCGACGTTCGCCTCGTACGCCTCGATGCAACCCCGCAGGTAGAGCTCGCCGCGGTCGGAGACGAACGCCGTGACCAGCCTCACCGACGGTCGGTCGGCCCGTGGTTGTCGAAGCCGACGACCTCGGTCTCGCTCGCCTCCCGCCACAACCACATGAAGGCGTCGAGCATCTGGCGCCAGACCAGGACACACAGCACGGCGGGGTGCAGCAGGACCCAGGTGACGACGAGGACGATCATGGGGCGGTGTCGGTGTCGCGCTTCCGGCCGAGCCACAGGGTGGACGGGTCGATGTCCCACTCCTTGGCGAAGAGCGCCTCGTCCTCCATCGCCTGCGCCATGCGGACCGGGTCGCTGAGCGTCGAGCGCATCGGGTCGAGGTGCTGCACGAAGCAGCCGCCCACTGCGACGACGAACTTGCCGGCTTCGCGTACCTGACGTTCCAGGTCGCTGTCTCCGTACCAGAAGTGGTAGCGCTCGTCGAAGCGCAGCCCGGTCTCGCCTCGGAGCATGAAGCACCAGCCCGAGATCGTCTGGCCGGCCATCTTGTCGGACTGGGTGCGCGCCACCTCACCCGGGGGGATGTTGAGGCCGGAGTGGTTCGGGTAGGCGCACCAATGGTCATCGCTAACCCGCAACCCGGCCTCCAGCTGGGCGCAGAGCTCGTTCGGCACCTGAAGGTCGTCGTTGCAGATGACCACGTTGTAGGGCTTGCCCCCGGCCGCCTTCTCGGCCATCGCCAGGCCCTCGTTCCACATTCTGTGAAGGGGCCAGCCGTGGGCTTCGATCGAATCGGGGGGCGCTTTGTCGTAGCCGTTGTCGAAGACGAAGACCTCGGTGGTCTGTCCGGCCAGCTGCGCGCGCAGCGTCGCCAGCATCTGCGGACGGCTCCTCGAGGCGATGACGGCGTAGGTGGGAAGCACCGGCACGCACGCCTCGGCCATGGCTGCGCTCTCGGCGATGAAGCCGGCCTCGTCGGCCTCGAACTCCTTCACGTGGCCGAGGCGAATGCCCGTGTGGACGTGGACCGGGAAGCCACAGGCACCCGCACGCAAGCAGAAGGTCAGATCCTCACTGTAGTTGTCCCACCGCTTGGTGCCGTCTTCGGCCACGTCGCAGAAAGGCGTCTCGGCGAAGAACGGCCACGGGGTCTTGTCGCCGAAGCGCTCGTCGAGGCGCTCGAACACCGACCGGTGCACGAGCAGGCAGGCGGCGCCGGTGGCTGCCACCGGGATCAGCTTGTCGGCCGGGTACTGCGTCAGCCGGCGCAGGCGCTCGGTGCCGGGGATCCACGCATACAGGGTCGGCCACAGCTTGCGCTCGTGATCGCCCATGTAGGCGAAGCACAAGCCGCCGACGATCGGGCGCAGCGTCGGGTGGGCCGCTTCGATGAGGCGCTCGGCCAGGTCTGCCGGGAATGTCATGTCCGTGTCCAGCTGCAGGAGCCAGTCGGCGTCAGTCTTCAAGAACTCCCGCACGATCTGGTTGCGGGCCCGGGCGATGGTCGGCCCCGACGCCAGGTCGACCAGCCCGCCGCCGTTCAGGATGCGCATGTGGCCGCCGACCGAGGTGCCGTCGGCGCGGCGGGCGGCAACGGCGTCGAGGCGGAACATGAACAGCATCGACCGCATGAACTTGGCCGACACCGTGGAGCCGTGCGGCCAGGCCACTACGACCTTCTGCTCATTGCGATTGGGGATGTTCAATGAACCCCTTCCCCGTATCTTGATACTCGTTACACGATCCGAATCGGACCACGCCGCAGGTACGCGGCAGCACGTTCGAGGATCGTCGGGTCGTCGCACGCCTGGCCGAGAAGCCTGTTGCAACGTTCACACAGAAGGCCGCGGATGCACATGCCGGCACGATGTCGCCTTCGTCGGACAGCAGTCGTGGTCGTGGTCGACGTGCCATTGGCCGTGTCGCCCCAGCGGCTCGCTCGTGTGACAGACGGCGCAGACGCCGCCCTGCCACAGAGGATTGGCCAAGGGGGAGGGCCGTTAGCGCGGCGCCTCCCCCACATCATAGGCCGGGGGTGTGACGGTCTAAATCACACTACGAGAAGCTGGAAAGCGCTGTTACTGACGACATCCGCCCCCACTCGCCAGAAGGCTGCCCACCCTACCTCGCCGGTGGGGCGCCTGTTCGCGCCAACCACGAGCGAGTTGTAGGCGACGGACAGCCCGATTCTGTCGACGACAAACAGGGACTTGAAATCACCAAGGACAATCGCCGAGTCGTTGCTGGCGGTCGCGGCCGACAGGGCGTTGATCATGCCGGAGGCCTCGTAGGCGCCGTAGCCGATCAGGCGGCTCGGCACGCCGCCGCCGAGGTCCGTCCAGAATGCGGACTGCTGCTGGCTCGGGCCGGTGGCGAGCTGGCGCACGATGTTGAGGATGCCCTTGGCCGCCGTGAAGTTGGCGTTCGCGCGGTAGCGCGGGGGCAGGTTGTTGTCGAGGGCGAAGATGTCGACGGTGCCGATCGAGCCGTTGGTGTTGGCCGCTGTGCGGCTGGCAGTGACGGCTGCCAGGCGGGTGACGACGCCCCACGGCTGGGTCGAGCCGGAGCCGACGGCGAAGGCAGTGCCCTCGAGGCGGTCGCGCGCCTCGCCGAACAGCATGGCGACGTCGCTGGCCAGGTCGGTGTCTTCGATGCTCTCGAAGCTTGCTTGTATGTACGCGTCGGCGCGCACGGGGGTGATGGTCGGGGAGACGAACGTCGGCGAGGCGTCGGTCATCTCACTGGCCTCAGCGGTCCACTCAGCTGACACGCCCGCGGACGTCACGCCCTTCCAGGTCTGGGTCGTGATGGACTTCACGGTGGCCAGCTGGCGATAGGGGTTGACGACGCCGGCGTTGGTCAGGATGATCGTCGGGTCGAGGAACGGCGGCACGAGGGCGCCGCCGGCGGCGGCCGTGCCCTCGTTGACCGCACGCTGGCTGGCCTCGGCGAAGACGCCGGCCTCCTCGCGGTCCAGCAGCGACAGCGCCTGGGGGCCGCCCTTCAGGAACTTGGTGAACGCCCGCACGTACAGCGGGTGGCCGTAGGTGAGGATGTGGTCGGCGACGGCGCGGTCGCGCCTGGAGACGTCCGCGTTGGCGACGAGGCGCTCGGCCGACTCCTTCCACTCCGGCGCAGCGGAACGCCAGCTCTCGATGGCGGCCATCGCCCTGTCGCGGTAGACGGTGCCGTCGGCGGGGTTGTCGGCGCGCAGGCCGGCGCGGTCGTAGATGTCGACGGTGCCGGTGCGCCCGACGTTGAAGGCGGCGCGGGCTGCGGCCGTTGCCGCTGCGCCGTCGCCGGGGACCGCGTCGAGGTTGGCCGTCCGCATGGCGTTCAGCCGGTCGGAGCGCTCCTGCAGGGGCACCCGCTCGGCCTCAAGGGTGACCGCCTCTGCGCCGAGCGTGTCGTACTCACCGTTGAGGGTGTCCCAGTCGGCGCGCTGGGTGTCGTCGAGGGCCTCGACGTCGGCGAGGACGAGGATGTCGGCGCGCAGGGCGCCCATCCGGGCGTGGACGGCGTTCAGCCGCTCCACGATCTCCTGTAGTCGGTTCATGATGCCGGTCCTTTCAGGGCCAGGGCCAGGGCGCGGGCGCGCCGCTGGCGGAACTCTTGGGATGGTCCCGACAGGTGGCCTGTAGCCGGCGTGCCGTTGGTCGCAGAGGCGTCCCCGTTGCCGGGGGCGGCGTCTGCGGCGGGGGGCGGCGTCCCGATTGCTCGGGAGGTGCCCAACATCTTGTAGAGGACCTCGCGGTCGCGCTCCGAGGATGCGGAGTAGAGCGAGCGGAACGCATCGGCGTCCGCTTCGGCCAGGTGCGCCAGCAGCGGCGCCAGGGCGTCGAGCTCCTCGGTGCGCACGCCGAGGATCCGCGCCTCCTGCTGCACCGGGATGGGGGTCGGCCCGTATTCCTTCAGCGCGATCTCGGAGCGCACGATCGTGTCGACGCCGCCACCGGTGCCCCTGGAGCGCTGCGAGCGCCCGGGCATGAAGCGCCCGGACCACGACTGGCCCTTGATGTCCCCGTTGCGGATCGACTCCAGCACCTCGTCGGCGAGCGGAGTCTTGTTGTAGCGGGTGACGGTGAGCAGGCCGGTGCCGTCGGGGCGGATCTCCTCGGGCGTGCCGAGCGGCAGTGAGAACCGCTCGCTCGGCGTGCCGTAAAGCGTCTTGCCGTGGTTGTAGAAGCAGCCGACGCGACCGGAGCGGTCCTGCAGGGTCTTGTCGAACGCCGAGCGGTTGATGGTCTCGAAGTAGTGGCCGTCCTGGTCGGTCACCTCGGTGGACTTGTCGAACGCGGCGGCGTAGGCGACGACCGTGCGGCCCTCGCCGTCCGAGCGGATCGAGATGTCGTCGAGCATGAACGTCCGCTCGACGAACCGGGCGCCGAGGGCGGGCTCGTTGGTCGACGTGGTGTTGGTGTCAGTCACGCGGGAGCCTCCTGGCTCAGGTGGGTGCCGGCGTAGAATCAGCCGGTGGATGCAAACGAGATGAGCGAGCGGGACCGGCGTTTGTTCGACGCCATCGTCGAGAAGCTCGCCGCCATCGGTCGCGAGTCGTGTGACTCGTCGCCGACGGGGTTGCGCTATGCCGCCTGGTCCGAGTCGCAGCAAGCGTGGGTGAGCGAGGGGCCTGACTTCGACTCCGGGGAGGTCCTGGACTTCGCACGGTTGCCGCACGAGATGATGCGGGCGCTGCCGCCCCGATAGCCGGTTTGTGGCCAGCTGAACCGTTATCAAAACCCTGTTTCGTGGCTGCTGAACCGTTATCAAAACCCTTTTGATACGGGTTCGCGGTCGGACGTCGGGGTTTTGTTACGAGTTGCCGTTGCCGGCGCCGGCCGGGACCTTCGGTGCGGGCAGCCCCGCCGCTGGCACCTGTCCCGCCGCGTGCGCCTGCCCCTCGGGGTCCTCTGGCGGGTAGTCCACCGTCGAGGGCATCTTCGTGCTCGTGACGCCGGGCGTCTGGGTCTGCACGCTGTAGCTGCCGGTGTGGACGAGCATCGTCAGGTCGTCGCTCGTCACCGCGGCGACGATCGACTCCGGCGTGAATCCCGCCATGAAGAGCTCGCGGATGGCCGTCGCCTTCTGCTGCTGGATGCCCGCCAGGTCGCCCTGGTCCTCCCGCAGGAACGGGACGTCGCGGGCGTCGTACCACAGCCTCGAACCGGGGTCGGGCGGGCTCACCAGCACCGCGAGCGACCCCGCCGCGTTGCGCCACAGCGGGCTCATCGTCATGTCGGCGAACTGGCGGCGGCTCTGGCCGAAGTTGCCGGCGTTGAGCGAGCTGCCCTGCATGCCCTCGGAGAGACATGCCACCGTCGGCGGCACGCCGGCGGCGAGCGCCAAGCGGGTCTCGCCCCGGCTGGTCACGGTGGCGAAGTCCATGTCCTTCAGGTTCGAGCCCACCACGGTTACGTCCGCTCCGGCGCCCAGGTACAGGGTCCGCCCGGCGTTCTCCGCTCCCCTGTGCTGCTTCTCGATGGCGTCGACGAAACGGTTGAACTGCACCGTGTCGGTGATCTCCTTCAGCGACACCGCCAGGTTGGGCGTGTTGTGCGTGACGATGAAATCGTCAGTCAGGTAAAGCCCGTCCTCTGAGTCGACCTTGATGCACTGGACCTCGGCCCGGCGGACCAGCTCGACCTTCCGGAGGGTGCGGTAGCAGCGTCTCGGAGCCGGATTCCACGCATTTACCTTGCGAGCCAGACGGCAAGGGATGATCCACTCAGGCAGGTTGCTGATGTAGAGCACCCACTGCGAGCGATGACGCGTTGACTGGCTCTTTATTTTGGTCATGCTGGCAGTGCCGCCGAGGCTCTCCACCAACTCTTTTAGTTGGCGAACCAGCGCCTGGCTGGTGTTGGCGAAGATGGCCCCTCTGGCCGACGACGTATTCCCGTCAGTGTCGATCAAGCCCTGAAGAAGGGCTACTCGGTCCTTCACCGAAGCCGTCAGATAGGTAGCCGGGATGAACTTCTCATGACCGATTATGTTGAACAGCCCCAAGCTTTTGATGAGGGTGGTCATCGGGTTCACTGACAGGGGGCCATGCATGCCACTGCTGAAGTAGAACTCCTCCCACCCGCCACGTTGTCTGCGGCTGACCATGACTCCATCAGGGAGCAAGGGAGTCAGCATCTCGACCTGCTCATCCGCGTCGGCAGCGTGGCTGGACATCGAAATGCCCCCGCCACCAGCGCCATTGCCTCGGAAGCTGCCATCACCGAGAAGTGAGCCAAGAAGGTAGGGGTCGAGAGGCAGCGGATCACCAATGTCAAACTCGACTGGGTCCGTAACCGGGATGGACCACTTGGCCGCCCCGGACGGATAGTGGACGCCGCTGTCGAGAATCTGGCGCAGCGTCATGTTGAACGTACGGCCCGACTCACCGTAATAAGGGCGGTTGGAAAAGTTGGTGACCGTCCACACATGGTCTTCGCAGCACTCTGTAACAGCACCGCCACCAAAGGTGAGACGGTAGACATCCTTCTCGCCCTGCGGATACACACCCATCACCTTGCGGGGCCGACCATCTGGCCCCATCACACTGGAGCCAACCCGGACCTCGCCCATCGTTGTCCATCCAGTTGGAGTTGCGATCTTGGCGTCCAACGGCTGCGCCATCGAGTTGCCGAAGAAGGCGAGCTTGTGGTCCATGCCGGCGTTGTCGGCGCGGATCTCACGGATGATCGGCGTCAGCCAGCTCATGCCCCGGTAGTTGGCGAGGGGGTCGGGCATGGGCGAGAAGTGGGCGACCTCGTCGGCGAGGAAGTTCATCGGCTTGGTGCCCAGGCGCTTGCCGCCCTCGTAGTAGGCGTAGCCGACCTTCTCCATGCCGAGGGTGCCGGAGTGGCCCCCGCTGTCGGTGAAGTGCCGGGCGGCGAGCACGATGTCGACCCAGTCGGGGCGCATGCACACCAGCTGGCCGTTGACCTCTGCGACGTACGCGTTGCCGGCGAAGTCTGCGTGCAGGAGCATGACGGCGAGCAGGTCGCCGGTCACGCCGCCCGGCCACGGCGTCTCGAGCAGGCGCAGCGAGCGGTCGCCCCACAGGTCGCCGGGACGGCCCTTGGTCATCCGCTGGTAGGTGAAGCGTGCCTCCGAGAACACCCGCAGGCGCACCGACGCCAGGCCGAAGATGACGCTGTTGCCCATCAGGCCGCCGAGGCAGAAGCCCTCGAAGCTGTTGGCGATGGACTCCGCCTTCTGGCCCGGCATGGTGGTGGAGACCGGCACGGTGTAGGTCTGTCCACCGACGGAGAACGTGGTGAAGCCGCCGAGGCCGTCGCCGGCACCGAAGTACGCCTCGGGCAGGTTCATGCGCTCGACCGGGCGGGACGGGATGATGGCGTCGAGGAGTCTCACCGGCTGCTCCTCACTTCTTCGATGGTGTCGTCAGCTTCGCCGCGACGTAGGCGGCTGCGTACGCCGTGGCGATGGTCTGGACGCCGGCGGCGACGAGGCCGGCGGGGACGCTGTACAGCCCGACCCCTGCCGTCACGAGCAGGGCGCCGACGACGGCGAGCACGAGCCAGCGCCTCAACGCCATGCCACCAGGGGCTCGTGGGCGACGGGGGCGGGCGCCTGGGAGATGGCCCAGTGCCCGATGATCGTGGCCACGCCGGCGTCGATCTTGAGCATGTCTGTCTCCTTGACGACCACCGGTCCCCACCGGGTGTCCTTCACGGCGCAGTTGTGCAGGTGCCGGTCGACGACAGGGTCGGCGTCGTGGGTGAAGCCGGCCTCCTTCAGCGCCACGTCGAAGCGTGAGCACGCCTCGGCCATGCGCTTGAGCTGGTTGGTCTCGAACAGGACCACCGTGTCCTCGCCGAACTCGACCGCCCACGCCTCGATCTCTGCGAACCACCCCGGCGGGTCGCACACGAGCAGCGCGACGTCGTAGCGCCCGAACACCCGGTACACCGCTGCGTCCACCTCGCCGCGCGGCACGCGCCACGTCGCTGGGGCGTCGAGTGGGCGCTCCCATGTGCCGATCGTGAAGCGGTGGGGTCGCTCCTCGACCGTCCAGCCGATCAGCGCCGTCGCGTCACGGTTCTTCGACCCGTCGAATCCGGCGACTATGCGGGCCCCGTCGGCCACCGTCCTGCCCGGCGCGGCGAGCCGTGCGAGGGCGAGCGGGTCGACGAAGCGGCCGGCGCGCTTGAACGGCTGGTTCAGCCAGAAGCGGCGGTTGTCGGCCTCCGACTTCTTCGGGTTGCGGAACTCGTCTGAGATGATCCCGTCGATGTTCGTCCAGGGCGCCGCTGCGCCGTAGACGTATGTGAGACCTGCCCGAAGCGATACGTCGTCGTCGATGTCGGTGTCGGCCGGCGCCTGGCGGTGGTCGAAGAGCAGCCCGGAGTCAGCGCGGCCGGTCTTGGCGTCGTCGTGGAAGTCCTCGGCGACCGAGCCCTCCCCTGCTCCGTACATGGTCGAGGTGATGAGCAGCCAGCCGTTGGCGATCTTGCGCTTGGTGATGTTCCGGGTGATGGTGTCGTGCAGATCCCGCAGCCGCGGGTCGGTCCACAGGTGGACCTCGTCCTCGACCACGAACGTGCTCCTCGAGCCGTCCTTGGACCGTGCGGCGGCGGTGACCGGCTCGATGGAGCCGCCGCCGGGCAGGTTGACCCGGGTCAGGCCGACGTCGAGGCCGGGGAACTCCTCGGCGATGGCCCCGTTGGTGAGCATGTAGACCACGCCGCCGTAGGTCAGCCCCGCCTGGCCCTCCTCGGTGGCGACGTTCAGCACCTCGGGGTTGGTGAGCGCCCGGCCGACCGGCTCGCCGGGGCGGAAGCGGTAGCCCCAGGGATCTACCTCTGCCCGCTTCGCCCAATGGTCGAAGCGGGCCGGCCCCAGTGCCTCCGTGCACGAGATCCCCGACGCCAGCTCCGTCTTGCTGCGCCCCTTCGGGCGGCTGATGAACGCACGGCGGAACGCACGGCGCCCGGCCCACACGTGGTCGCGGCCGTAGAGCTCGTAGCAACGCCACACGAACGCCCTGAACTCGTCGTCGAGCTCCCACGGCTCGCCCTGGACGTCCCCGGGCCCGTGGCAGAGCAGCGTCTCCATCCAATGGCAGATCTGGCCGCCCATCGACGGCCGGAGCACCTGCTTGGCGGTGGTCATGCCGGCTTGCGTCGGGGGTCGATGCGCCGGCGGGCGGGTGCGGCCGTCTTGCGCTCGGCCCTCGATGCCTCAGCCGCTTCGCCCCGATCCAATTCCCATCTCAGACGCTGTCTGTCTGAGGGTGAGAGCCCGAAGCAGGCACGCTGCAGGCGGATCTCCGTGGCCAGCTCCTTGCGCTCCGACGACGTCCCGACGCTCCAGAAGTCGTCGACCAGCTCGGCGACGATCAGCAGGCCGTGAATGTCCGACGAGTCGAACTCGACCGCCATCGGCGAGCCCCAGATGTCCGCCCACCATGCCTTCGTGAGCGGGTTCCAGCTCCGACGCTCGGGCAGGGCGGGGATCGAGGGGTGCTCGACGAGAACCAGCACCTTCGAAGGCGCCACCGGGTTTCGCCGGCGGCGCTGAGCAGCCGGCTTCGGGACTGGACCGCGACCGGACACGATCACCTCTCAACAGCGTTCGGTGGTTGCCGGCGCTCAGGTCCCACAGACCCGTACACATCGCTAGTGGCGTGCCCATGGGGACTGGCGTCGGTGCCGTTGCCCGTCGTCGACCTACCCCCCGGTGCCTGGCAGCAGCCGGGCGCCCTGGCTGGAGTTGCAGCGCCGGCACTGCACGACAACGACGTCGGGCAGCGCCGGGCCGCCGGCCGCCATGGGTATGGCGTGGCCACCGGTCAGCGGGTTGACGCCCGGGATCCCGGCGTCGGGATAGGGGCAGCCGCCGGCGGTGTGGCACCACGGCTCGGCACGGATGGCAGCTTGAGCCAACCGGTGCCAGGCGGCGCCGTAGCCGCGCTGGGTCGGTGAGCCCCTGCGCTGCTCGAGGATGCGGGTGTGCTCGGCGCAGCGCGTGCCGATGGTCAGCCGGCCGCAGTCAAGGCAAGGGCGGCGCAGCACCGGATCCTCCTTCGGCTGGAGTTGTGCGTGGCGGTGATAGTGGTCGTCGGTGCCTGGCGACAGGTCCGGGACGGCGTCGCCGAGCAGCACAGCCGAGCACGACCAGCACGCGTCGGCACTGTCGTCGTGCGCGAGCGATGCACCGCATCTGCAACGAGCCGTTGTCGCGTAGGTGAGCAGCATTGGTCGCACCTCGATGCTTCGGGTGTTATCTAACCTGCGCCCATTGCGACGCTCTCCTTAGCCGACGCACCCGTCTCCCCGCCAGGGACTCCAGCCAGAGGCCGCTTCCAACTTCCACGCTGCGGCCATCTGCGTTGCTGGCGAATACTGGCTGGCTTTGCCGGGAAGCCCGGTCACGCCGTGCCAGGTGCTATCGAGGAAGCCGACCAGACCAGAAGCGTCGCCCGTCTGAGCGTTGACGGCCGTGGGGTTGCCGCCCGATTCGTGCATCACGATGCAGGCCATCGTGCCTGTCGCCGCTCGGTAGATCACTGGCGCTGCGTGGTGCACCACAGGAGCCCGCCGCACAGCCCGCACGGCCCGCTGGGGCGCTGCGAGGGCGACGGGGCGACGGATGGCCACGGTCGCCTTCGGTGCCGCCACAGGGACAACCACGGGGGCGAGAGTGGGGGGAACGAGACGGTGGGGAGGCTCGGAGGGCGCAAGTTTTGCCGGGACGGCGAAGACGACGGTGGCCAGCCGCTGCGGGGCGGGACGGCTCTGCGCTCCCTGGGGGACGGCGAACGCGACCAGGGCGGCGCTGCAGCCGGCCAGGATGGTCGCCAGGAGGGATCTCCGCATCAGGGGCTGTTGATGCTGGAGTGGTCGGTCACCACGAAGCTCTCGAGGTTGTCGACCCTCGCAGAGTAGATATGGCCGGGAACGGTGTTGGTCAGCGTGAAGGTGAAGGGGTGCATCACCTTGAAGTGGACGAGCCGGGGTGAGTTGTGGTCCGGCCCGTCGAACATCTGGAAGTTCCAGCAGCCGGGCGTGGTGTCGAGCGTGAAGGTGACCGTGGTGGCACAGGCCGTCAGGTCGAGGTAGTAGTAGCCCCCGAGCGGCTTGAGCCCGACGTTGGGGTCGCCGCCGAACTTGGAGCCGTTGACGAAGTTGTTCGGCAGGTGGGTGTCGTTGTGACACGCCGGTATGACCGGCTTGGTGCCGGCGAAGGCCGGGGCCGCTGACACGCCGAGCGCCAGGGAGCCGGCAACGGCGAGAGCGGCGATGGCGGAGAGGCACTTCGGGGGTCGCATGCCTTCCGATCGGCACCGCTGCGCCGACTCTTTTCTCAGACCCTCTCGTCGGCGGCCAGCAGGCGTCGCAGGTGGGCGACCGCCTTGGTGTGAATCTGGGAGATCCGGCTCTCGCTCAGCCCGAGCCGGCGGCCCATCTCCACCTGCGGGACCAGCTCGAAGTCGACGAGCAGGATCATCTCGGCCTCTGCGGCCGGCAGGCGGGCGATGGCTGCGCGCAGCAACTTCGGCTCGCGGCGCTTCAATGCCAGATCGGCGGGCCCGGGGGCGGCGCTGGGCGCATCGAGCCCGCCGTCAATCAACGGCTCCCAGTGCAGCTCCGCGCTCGCCACGCTCGTGGCCAGCGTCAGCAGCTTGGGCAGGGCGTCGCTTCCGACGCCGAGGGCGGCGGCGAGGTGGGCCGAGTCGTCGGGAGAGCCCTCGTCGGCGAGGTGCGCACGGGCGTCGCGCACCCTGCGCCACACGTTGACGTCACCCCGTGAGCGCTTGGAGATGCGACGCACCTCCTCTGCGATGGAGTGCGACACGGCGTGCCAGACGTAGACCTCTACGCGCAGGGGCTTGCCGGAGAGCGTCTGGCGGGCCGGGTCGTAGCGCTCGACGGCCCGCACGAGGCCGAAGCTGCCGAAGCTCGCCAGCTCTTCGCGGTCGTAGATGACCGGATGCTGGCGTCCGTAGGCCGCGCCCGCAGCACGCCTGGCGAGGGGCAGGTAGTGCACTACGAGGGCGTTGCGCGCCTCGTGACGGGGAACGGCGCCGATGACGACCCCGCCCCGCGCCCGGTAGGCGGCCCACAGGTCCGCTTCGGTCTGCGGACCCCGGCGGCGACTCACGGCCTTTACGGCGGCAGCGCCGTGTCCACGGCGCTTGGCATCCCAGGAGCAGGGCCGGGGCTCGGCTGGGGGATCTGGTCGGGATCATCGACTCTCCCGGCCGGGTACCCGCCATTTTCAGAGCGGTCGGCCGGTGTAGGCGACGCCGCCTTGGCTGCGAGACGGGTCAGAAGCCGCAGCACCCCGACCCGGTTGCCGAGCACCAGGCGCGCCGCGACGGCGCAGGTCTCGCACGGCAGGGGGTGGGTGCAAAGTACGCGCGTCATGGCGCGGACCGAGCTGCGATCTGGCACCGGCTGCTCCAGGCGCTAGACGGAGGCGGCTGCCTCGACGTCTCGACCCGCCAGTTTGCCACGCGGTGTCAAGTCGGGCGGGGAAGGGCGCCGCTGACCTGCGCCTTTCGAAAGGGAAGGGAAGGGTCCTACATCAGGCGGCCAGCGAAGCCAGGCGCCAGCGGCAGAACTCGTCGCGATCCGCGACACGGCCGGACTTCCACGTCGTCCAGCTCGAGTAGCAGGCGTCGCACCAGCCGCCTCGGATGCGCGTCGCCGGGCGCTCACACAGCATGCAGTCCGATGTGGTCGTCGCCCTGGTCCCGAGGACGACCGCCGCGGTGAGGGCGGTGCCCGGTTGGCCAGGAAGGCGTTTGTGCGCCGTCACGGCGGCGATGTTGGCGTCAAGGGCCGGCAGGCGTGCGCTCATCGCTATGCGGGCCTTCGCTACGCGCGAGAGGACGTCGAGGACGTCAACGAGTGCGTCGCGGTCGGCGTGCTCATCGATCGCCCTGGCGTTGACGGCCGCCTCACCGGTCGGGTCCGCCCACGTCGGCGGCGGCAGGTCGGACAGGTCGGCTCCGGCCGGCGCCGTCGGCAGGCGCTCGGGGCGGTATGGGCCGAGCCGTCGCTGCTCTCTCACGGCCGGCCACAGCGCGGCGATCCGGTCGAGGTCACGGTGGGCGGCCTCGCAGAGCACCCCGACGACGTCATCGCCCGGCAGCCGGCTCAAGCGGCATCCCTCACGGCCGAGCGGTCGGCGAAGTCGACGCCGCCCCAGATGCCGTGGCGGGTGCGAAGCGCCACCGCTCTGGCCAGGCAGGGTGGGCGGAAGGGGCAGCCGACGCACAGCTCGGCTGCGGCCGCCTTGGCCGGCTTGGCGAACGCGAAGAACAGCTTGCCCAGCCCAGCACAGGGCAACTGGTGCGGTGGCGCTGCGGCGCTCGGCTCATGGCTCATGTCGCTCCGGGACGACTCGCCGGGTTCCCTGTGCCGCCGCAGCCGTCCTGGGCGCAGATGGTACAGGATCGCCTGAGCACCTCGACGTCGCCGGGGCGGGGCTCGACGGTCACCGGCCTGACAGTGGAATCGGTATCAGGCTTCGAGCGGCCCGCTCGGCGCACGCCCACGCCTCGTCTTGGGTGGTGTGAATGTCGTCGCAGGCCCACCACGGATCGAACGATGGCGGGACGTCGAGCCTCCCGTACCATCCGCCTCGCTCTTTGTCGTGGGACCACACCGGGCCAATGCCGATCTCAACGGGCAGGAATATCTCAGTGGGCCGGTTCGACGGTCGCGGGTTATCGACCAGCCAAGGGGGCGGCTCGTAGGTCACGACGGCCGGCCCGACTGTGTAGGTTCGGGAGGAAGAACCAGTTGCCGTTCCCACTCAGGTATCTCGGATTCATCCACGTCGATCTTCTCCAAGTCGGGGCACGGCCAGAAGATCGGACCACCGTTCCATTTCATGATTGACGGCCCGACTGTGTAGGGCTGATGGCTTCGATGGCGTCGACGATCCCGTCGCCGAGCCAGTTGATGGCCGTAGGTGGGATGAACGGGCCGTCATGCTCGACGTTGATCCTCAGCAGGTACTCGCACACGGCAACCTTCATGGCGTCGAGGGGTGCTTGTGGTCGTGGGGGTGCGGTCTTGGCTAGTTCGTCAAGCTTGGCGGCGTGGGTACGCAGAACGGCCGCAGCTTCCTGCCACTGCTCCCTGTAGACCTCGCTCACGGCGTCCGGCCTGACTGTGAGCGGGACCTGCCCCACTCCATGCTGGCCAACACAACAACGTGACCGACTAGGAAGGCACCTAACCCAATAGCTGCCAATGAGTTGTTGAGCACCCCGACCGCCACCATGATGGTGGCTGCGATCACAACGACGATCAGGTAGCGGGTCATGGCGTCCGGCCCGACTGTGGAAGCTCGCTGGTGCGGTAATAACTCCCACCGCTCGGAGTTCTCCAGCCACCAGCGGTCGATGACCATGTAGGTCCGCGAGCCAAACAGGTAGTACCACATCGTCACATTGGCGCCTACGCCAAGGCCCACAACCAACCCGACAATAAACACGCCGATCACGGCGTTCGGCCTGGCTGTGCCGCGACCGCCTTGGCAATGGAGTCGGTCAACTCGTCCGAATGAGACCACAGCCAGTCGCTCACCGCCTTCTCTATCGCTGGCTGAATGATGTCGGGCAGGGTGATCGCTGTAGTGGATCGCCTCGATCACGACCGGCTTCTTGCGGTACAGGCTCATGACAGCGGGTGGTCTGGGCCTTCGTTGAAGAGGCTCATCCGTCTCCCCGCTTGTCGGGATCTCGTGGGCGGTCACATACATCGACCAAACAGGTCCACGAAGTGCATGGACGCCCATCTAGTGGACATGAGGGCCGATGCTCGGATGGAACGGTCCAATGGTCGGACGATGGCGCCTTCTTGGCTTGGTCCTCGAACTTGGTCGCGTGGTCACGCAGGACGGCGGCGGCGGCCAACCACTGCTCCTTGTAGGTCTCAGTCATCAGGCACAAGGCAGCCAGCCATGTCGGAGCGTTGCCGATGAGATGGTTGTTGGCGTCGTGTTGGGCGTCAGGGATCGAGATGTAGTTGTGAGTTTCGGCGACGGAACCCCGCTCGTGAACGTCGCACCACTCGAACATCTCATTGCACGTTGTTTCGCCGTCGCTCGGATCGGACAGCGGAATCTCCCACGGCGACGCGTCCAGGGCATATACGCAGGCGCCATCCCAAAAGTGGTTGGGGCCGGTGTCGAGGTCGGTACCCGACCACCACGATCCTGGTGTGGCCGCCGCCAGTGCGGCGCGGATAGCGGCGATGTCCACAATCTGGAGCGTTTCAGGATTTACAGGGTCCACAGTCCCGCCCTCAGCCATCTTGCTGGCCCGACAGGGCATCGAAGCCTTCGTGAAGGCGTCGAAGGCGGGCGACGGTGGCGTCATCCCAGTGGAAGTCGGCGGCCAGTTCGGCCATTGCCTCGTCGTCCCACCCGAGGACAATGCCCCATACCCACGCCTTCGCCCGAGTATCGGCCCAGTCATCCGCAGCGAAGGCGAGAGCATCCCCAAGAGCCCCCAACGGATTCTCTTGACCGTCGTTGTAGGGCAAGTCATTGACAAAAACGTGCCGCACACTCCCGCCCGTCTGCTCGCTCACTCCGGTCAAGTATCTGCTCCTTCCCAGGCGATGCCCGTGACCTGACGATGGTGCAGCGCACACAGCCCGATGCCGGTGACCGCCGGGCGCCCGCAGAACTCCCGGTTCGTCGGCCAGGAACAGTCGGACCAGCACTCGGCGATGTCGTGCTCGGTGGGCTCGCAGTGCCAGTCCATCGGCGTCAAAAGCCGTCCTCCTGGTAAGCCGCCGCCTTCACGGCGTCGTGGTCGACGGGGTGGCGTGTGCCGCTGTCGACGAAGGCCGCCGTTCGCGCGAGATCCGACACCGGTGCCAGCTCAGGCTCGGCCACAGGCTCGGCCGTTGGCTCAGCCTCGGGCTCCGGGTAGAGGGCGAGCCAGTTGCGCATCACCGATGCCACGACGTCGAGGCGCCGGCACGCCTCTGCGGTGCCGACACTGCGTGCCAGCGCCGCTCCTGCGGCCTTGTCGGCGTCGCTGTGGTGACGGCGCACCTTCCTCGTCGCGGCGGCTGCTGGGGGCGCCTGGGCGGCTCTGGTGCCATTCTCGCCGGAGGGGGCGACCCTGGCGCGGACCGGTGCGGACGGCGCCGGCTCGTCGGCGACGAAGGCGGCGCCCAGCTCGACGGTGAGGATGCCGACGGCGGTGTGGTGGCAGCGGGCCTCGGGCCAGTGGTGGCCGATGACGACCAGGGCCGTTGCGAGCCACTGGGCGGAGCGGCCGTCTAGCTCGAGCTCGACGAAGCCGTAGGAGGCGGTCATCGCTCGCCCTTGCGGTCGGCTGGCCGCTTGCTGTCAGCGAGGACTGCTCGGGTGTACTCGAGCATGCGCTCGACGTACTCGTCTCGGGTCTCGTCGTCGCGGCGCAGCTGCCAGAACGGGGTGATGAACTCGGGCTCGGCGCTCATTCGACGGCCCACAAGGTGGACTGGACGGGCTCAACGTATGGCTCGAAGAGATGGTCGCTCTTGCGTTCTTCAAGCCTCAGATCGTGTTCTGCTTGCAGGCGCTGGCCGTGGAGGATCGGGTCCTTGCTGCCCTTGCGGCTGTTGCAGGTCTTGCACAACCACTGGACGTTTCCCGGCCAGACCGGCGGCAGGTCGCAGTTCATCCGGTCGATGGTCAGATCCGTGAGCCCGTGGGTCATGTCCCGGAAGTAATGAACCTTCACTTGGCCGTTGCCGTCGACCTCGATGCAGTTGGGGCAGTAGCCGTTCTCCAGCGCTGCTCGCATCTCGATCGACCGCCGTTCGAGGTCCCAGCCCCACGCGACCAGCTGGGCGACGGTGAAACCCCAACGCTGGGCATGTAGTCGACGTCGTTGGCTGAATGAGTGGCGGTATGGGTCCTCAGCCTTGCTCGCAAGGCGGTTGCCGACCTCGCACACCTGACAGATGCTTGACCGGTAGACCGTGGGAATATCGACATTCCCACGGCTCCGGCGTTCCTTGATCCCGAACTCGTTGTGGGGCTTCCACAGTTGGCACTGGCGGCACGTCTTGCCATTGCTGTTTCGACTCACCATCAGTCGCTCCCCGCCTTCGCCGTCTTCACGGCCGGCGCGAATGGTGCGACGACGATGCCGGCATCCGCAGCGCGAAGCGCGATCACTTTCGCAACTGCCGACGGGAACACGGGCCGCTTTGCTGCCTGCGCGCAGTAGCCGATGGCCTCGTCGATGAGCTGCTCCGACGCGTGCTCCCTGGCCCACATCAGCACCTCGATGGCCTCGATGCCGACCCGGCCGCGATCACGGGCGGTGCAGGTATCCACCAGGCGGGCAAGCTGCTGGCCTGCGGCTTTGGGTGTAGTCCCGTTGTTTTCGCACGAGTCGCCGTTGTCGGCGTCGCCTCGCGCGGAAGGGTTAAGTCCTGTAAAGCTGGGACTTGGTTCTAGAAAGTCGACTTTAGAACCGGGACCGGCGGGACGTGACGTCACGTCCGGACCACGTCCGGAGGGACTACCGGCGGGACGTGACGTCACGTCCGGACCACGTCCCACCGGTTGTCCGCGCGGACGTGACGTCACGTCCGCGCGGACAACGCCGTCACTCCCCGTGACGCGCCCGTTGTCGCTGCGCCCCTGGCCATTGCGTCCCCGCTCTTTGCGGCTGCGTTCGATCTCGCGGCGCTCAACGAGATCAGCGTGGGAAGGGTTGAACTCTAGGTAGTCGTGAATCCAGTAACCAACACGTTCCTCGTCGCGGGTCCAGCGCCCTACGGCGACAAGTTTCGCGGCCAGCTTGAGGGTCCGCGAGCAGCCGTGCGCGGCGCCGATGAGCTGTACGTCCACGTCGGAAATGAACCCATCGCTCTCGTCGCCCGCCGCATGGCATATCGCCGCATCGTCGAGGCCGCGCGCCTCGAGCCCGGCCGCCCGAAGCTTCTTGTTGAGTGCACGCTTGTCGTCAAACTTGGCCCAGGACAATTGGGTGCCTTTCGGGGAATGGTCAGGTGATCGCAGCGAGCCAGAGGGCGGACCAGGTTGCGTTTCCAGCGATCCCGTCAACCACGAGCCCCTTCTCCCGCTGGAACGCGACGACGACAGCGCGGGTGGCAGGGCCGAAGGAGCCGTCAACGACGAGCGGCCACCCACGGGCGGCGAGGCGGCTCTGGAAGGCCCGCACAGCGGCGCCTGTCGAGCCCTGCTGGCACGTGCCGGGGAACGGCGGCACTTGGGACACCGGCGGCGCTGGGGGCGCTGGGGCGGGCGCTGGCGCTGTCACCGGCGTGGTCACAGGTGCGGCACGGAGGCGCTCGAGGATCACGTCCCACGGGAAGCCGGGACCGGGGTCCCAGTGGTTGCCGCCGGCGCCGGCCTGTGTGAGGTCGACGTGGCCGCAGATCCCGCTCTTGCCGGCGATGATGTCCGCCGCGCCCACCTTGACGAGCGGGATGGCGTAGCGGGCCGCCTCCTCGGCGAGCCACTCGGCGGTGTTGACGAGCATCGTAGGGTGCTCCAGCCACTGCGCCCGGGACCAGGCGGCGAACCCGCACAGCTCGGCGTGGAGACCCCATTGGTTCCCGGCGAAGGCCGTCCAGCTCATGCGGTCCGGCTTGACGTATTCGCCGATGCTGTCGCTGTCGTCGATGCCGACGTGGCTGGACACCTGCGCCGCGGGGTTGGCGAAGAAGGCGCCGAGGGCCTGGTAGGTCAAGGCGCCCTCGGCGGAGTGGATTACGAGCAGGCGGCTCTGTGTCCTGCCGGCGCTGAAGTTGGGCGAGGGAATGAAGACTCGTGTGAGTGTCATGCGCCCTCCGGCTTGGTCGCTCCGGGTGTGCCGTCGTCCGCGTCGCTCTCCCCGAGTGCTTCGGGGTCGGCGACGTCGTCGCGCGGTGTTGGCTCGATGTCGGTCATCGGTTCTCCCTTTCTTGTCCTGTGATCTCGGCGCAGAGCTGCTCGTAGGCCGCTATGTCGTCGGGCTCGACGAGCAGCGTTCCCTTCGAGCAGCAGCAGTTGCCGTCGCGTGACGGCGTCGACCCAGCGCCAGGCGTCCGCTTCGCTCGCCCAGCGCCAGGGCATGAGCGTCTCGTGGCCGAAGCAGTCGCGGGCGCGCACGGGGCAGGTGACGCAGCCGCCGAAGACGGCGAAGCGGATGGTGCCGTCCGCCGTGCGGCGGCGCACCACGCGGTAGCGGCGGACCTCGCCTCGCACTGCGGTGGCGGCGCTCATGTCCGCCCCCGCCCGGCACGACGAAGCGCCCTGCGATCGTGCGCAGAGGTGCCGCCCCAGATGCCGACCAGCTCGGACAACGGCACGGCGTAGTCCCGGCACTCGGTGACCACCGGGCATGCGGCGCAGACGGCCTTGGCCTCGGCGACGCGCTCGCCGCGCTCGGGGAAGAAGATCTCTGCGTCAGCACCCCTGCAGCCGGCCCGCCTCACCCACTCACCGGGGGCGGGGACGTCGTCGAGCACGACGCCGATCGTGGGGTTGATCGTGCCGGCCCGGCGCCCTTGGACGTAATCGGCGTGAGCGGCCCTGCACGGCTC